GAGGCGAGTGAGGTAACTGAAAAATGCATAAACATCTTGAATAGCCGTGTGCGCTATAAGCTAATCAATGACAATCCAAAAGGACTACTAACTTGCAATCCCCATAAAGGTTGGTTATATAGAGAGTTCTTTGATGCTCAACGTAATGGCTCAATAAGAAAAGATAGGCGCTTTATTCAGGCGCTCCCAACGGATAATCCACACATATCTCCAGTGTATATCGAATCATTACAGATGCTTCCCGACATTGACCGGAAAAGGTTGTTAGAAGGTGATTGGGACTACGATGAGACGAAGGATAGGTTGTACGAATACGATGATTTGCTAAGATGCTTTCGCCCATCCACTACATTGGGAGACAAATTCATCACTGCGGACATCGCACGAATGGGTGACGATAGAACAGTGATAATTGTATGGAATAATTTACATGCTGAAAAGTTTGTTGTATTGAAACACAAACCAATTAATGAAGTTGTGGACACCATCAATGACCTAATCAAAAATCACTCAGTAAGACTTTCTAACGTACTGACAGACGAAGATGGGATAGGTGGTGGAGTGGTTGACTTTATCAGGTGCAAAGGATTTCTTAATGGATCAAAGGCAGTGCGAGATAATTATATGAATCTTAAATGCGACTGTTATTTTAAGTTGGGCGAATTGATTTCAAGCAATGCAATCACATTTGAAGGTACTTACAAAGATACCATCGTAAAGGAATTGGAGATGATACGCAGGGAAAAGATTGATAGTGATGGAAAGCTGCGTGTGACCAATAAGGAAGATTTGAAAAAGAGGCACGGAATCTCTCCCGACTTTGCTGACGCAATAATGATGAGGGCGTTTTACGAATTAAAAAAGAATTTTGGCAAATACGCATTTGCTTAATAAATTAGCAATATGGCAGACATCACTAAATGTATGGGTACAAATTGCCCAATGAAAGAATCTTGTTATCGCTACACCGCAAAGGATGGAATGATGCAGTCTTATTTTCTTGAACCTCCATTCACGATGGAGTATGAAAAATTTAATTGTGAAATGTATTGGGGTGAAATTGGAAAATCAATTTACAAGCAACTGAAGGACATCACTAAAACGAAATAAAATGAAAACGGAAATCAGTCAAGACGAGTTAGAAAAAATCAAGGTGCTGAACCTACTTATGTGGTTGCAGGCTTCCATCTATGCAGGTGATGAGTGCGAGGATATCAAATGGTTTTACAACCACCAAACTAAGATGTTATTAAAGAGGCTCAATGAGTCTATTCAGCGTGAACACGGAAAGACAATAACCGCTTTGTGGGATGCAGATGGCGCAATGCTGCCCGATATAACTCGCCAAATGTCCGATTTTACATCACTTTTGGCGCAATATGGATATTGGATGCTCCCCGAATTGACTGAGTACATCCGCACACAACAAGAAACACAACCCAAATTACAAGTTAAACTATGATAGCACAACAACACATCGCAAATTATTCATCTTGCGAACCATTGGCAAATTATTTTATAACTACGGAACAATTACTGACTATTCCGTGGATTAACCAATATACTACTTACGAAAATTTTTATAGATTTTCTTTATGCAAAGATGAAGATGGTTTCAGCTTAATGGCTGAAATGAATGGAGGTAAAGATTGGTGGGTAGTGTGTGATTTAATTGGTGTAACTGAAAAACTTGATTTACCTAAATTCAAAAATTATTAAGCTATGAATATAACGCACGATTTTGACAACTGCCAGAGTGATGTCTACAAAGAGGTTATCACTGATTTAATCTCACGTGAGAAAATGGGGCGCATTAAGTATGGCACAACGGTGGATAAAGCTAACCTATCGGAAAAGGAATGGATGCAACACGCATACGAGGAGGCGTTGGACTTTGCTATCTACTTAAAAAGATTGATGTCAAAATAAGGACATTTGCACCTGATATTAAAAGAGTGGCATTACGCCACTTTTTTTTTGCCTTTAATTCCTCATTTAATTCCTCACTTAATCCCTCGTTAATGTGTCTTATATCCCTCAATTCACGCTGTAATTGTCCGATATATGACTCATTATGTAGATTAATGGTCTTTAATGTTTGATTCTCCAAACAAAGATTGGCATTTATTTGCTTGTGATATTCTAATGATGTAACTGCTAACACAACCAATCGTCTTTCAGTTCGCAAAGAATCCAGCTTTCTCCAATTCAATGAGTCGCTGAATTGATTTTGTGTATGCGCTATCAATGGCAGTAGTATCCATAAGATAGATAGTATCAATGTCCTTTTCATAAATGGTTTTTAGTTTAATGCGTTCCAATTTCAGCGTATCAATTCTTGCCTTTAATACAACAATTGTATCATTGTGGGGTACATATTGTACCTTAGTTTTATTGCATGAATTTTTCCAAGAATTCAATGCGTAAATGCTAATAAATAACCCCGCAATTAATGCGATAATTTTTAACGTGAAATTCTTTTCCATTGCCTCTTGTAATTATAGCAAATCCGTGGTTGTATTTAGAATATGGATTGTAATCAGGTGACAATTCAGATAGACACCCCACACCCCAACACGTTATTACTTTTCCATTTACATCTCTTTCCGTGTGTTCAGCTGTTTGGTGATGATGTCCACACATAGCATTTGCTTTTGTCTTCAAAAATAACCCACGTGCTACGTTTACAGATGGCATAAATTGCTTTCCAAATTCGTGTCCGTGAAAGATGGATAGACCTCCAACATTCAACTTGTTTTTACCTTCAATCCACTGCACGTTGTGTTTATCTAAATGACAAAGACTTGCGAAATCAAAGGCATCTATATCAAAAAGTTCGGGTGCTTTCACACGCATATACCTCCAATACCTTTCCTCGTGATTGCCTTCCTTGTAAATGATTTCAGCATCCGGAAAAGTCTGCCTTAATTCATAAATGAAAGTTCGCATAGCGTAAAGTTCATCTTTGAACTTGCGCTTCTTTGGATCTTTAACAAAGTCGCTAATCATATGACAATCCAATGCATCACCATTTAGCACCACAGTGTCCACTCCTTCGTCAAGTCCACACTGGATAGCGGTAGACAATGCATCGACATCGTGGTATGGTATGTGAATGTCCGATAGGATAAGAATCTTTTTGCCTTTGATGTCAATGTGCTTTCGACCTTTTGCATATGACTTCGGCAACTTGAATGGGTTACGTGGCCTATCCTCAGTTTTCACCAAAGATTTATCAATCATTTCTTTGAGATTTTTTGTACCATTTTTACCCTCAATTCTGCGCAATACACCACGTGCATCTTCAACTCCCAAGAATGTTTCGAAATGTTCTTTGCTTAACTTCTTAGCCAACGTCAATGTTGGTGTGTCGGGAAAACGCTCACGCAATTCACGCGCGATTTTTGTCTTTTGACTTTCAGGCATATGTTATTTTTAGAATGGTTGGTACACTGTCCTTCCACCCATCTTAACTGCACGTAACACTTGACCTCTGTTCCCATCCTTATTGTAACTTACGTGAACCCAAGAAGGTGCATTCTCACTTCCGAACTCCCATATGAGTTGGTCAAATATACAATTCTTTCGTATCCAGTCAAATAAATCTTTGTTATTTATGCCACCGTGAATATCTCCATCCACATCAATCGCTTTTCCCTCCATATGCTGTGAACTTTTTGAACCGCCTATGCGTTGATTTAATTCATAGCTTCTGTAGGCAGATGAGATACCAATAGGTTTACCGAAATGCTCACGCACTTTATCAAAGATATTGGTACAAACTAGCTTCAAGTTACCTAATTGTTCAGCATTTGGAATGTTGCTAATCTTCAAAGCCTTCGCCTGATTGCTGTGTGTGACCTCAAAGTAGTCAACGTATTTACTTATCTTTTCCATCTGTCATTGCATCGGTTAAATCTTCGCTCTTTCTTCCAATGATTGCTTTTATTTTACTCCACAAATCCTTTCCGGTCACTGACTCAATTGATTCAATGATTGACTTGAATTCAATGATGGCGACCACAGTAGCTATCAACTTAGTGATGGGGATAAGTTGTTCAATCACATACTGCTCAATCAGGAATCCACTCACAATTGCGATTTGATACAACATCAACTTAGTGATAGTATCACTCATCCTGCGTGACCTAATTCGCTGACCTAATTTGATAGCTTTCCAAATACCTACAACCATATCCATAGCCACCAAAAAACCGATTGTTATCATCAGTTCTTTGATAGGCAAAAACACCGTTGCAATACCCAACAACCACAGCTTTACTTTCATCTTTTCTCTTGCTTTTTTAGATACTGCTTCAATAACTTTTCATACTCCTTTCGTTTTAGTACGATGGGGGTAGAAAGTCTTGTAGATTGATTCTTGTTCTGCATTGTCTGTACGAATTGGATATTAAAAAGTTACTCTTTCCGTATGGGTTTCTATCAGGTGAGATATTGTTGTCGGTATTATTTGTGTATTCTGGAAACAACTCACTATTAAAACACAAATAGTCTACCATTCTCTTTGTGTACCATCTCGCATTTTGACGTGCAGCCTCTTTCAAAGATTCCATCTCGAACTTTGTAACTGGTGTAGTGTCCTCGCTTTGTCTGCTCACCAAGTTACCATTATCGTGCTTATACAAAAGAGATGGATAAAGTTCCACCATAGTCCACCACAACACAACCTTCAACACATACTCATTGAGCAATGTTTCGTAATCGCCTGACAAAGTAGAATTCGCCACATCATCCTTCAATCTTACCGTCAAATTTGTACCCAAAAAGTTGGTCAAATACTTATCCTGCGCAAGGTATATTGCAGGTCTGATAAGATTGGGATCAACGGCATCAGTTAAAGGAGTGAATTTCTTTATATAATCTTCGTTGATTAAAAGTATCTCTTGTGGTATTGGCATTTTCTTTAATTTTTATTTGTTTCCAAAACGTGGATTGGTTGGTAGAAATCCATTGTATGGCATATCAATTGGCTTTCTTTCTACTAAGTAGTTATTGCGGACTTTGTACCCTGCTTTTTCTGCCTTTGACCATGCTTGTGTGCGGACATTTGGACTATTCAAATCTAATCCAAATCCCTTTGCACTAATGTACAACTGCTTTTTCCAAATATGATGGCAGTTACCGCCGCCTTTATACAACCAACAGCTATAAGTATCAGCACCATTTGGTCCCCATCCTGGGTTAACCGCCCTATTGTTCATTGCCATTATATCTTCCTTTCGATATAACTTGTCAGCTTGTA